AATATTACTGCTGGCACTGGATTATCCGGAACTCAAGACACCACCAGTGGAGATCATACACAAACACTCAGCATTGACAGCACTGTTGCTACATTAACTGGTTCACAAACCCTTACAAACAAAACTCTTACAAGTCCACAAGTGGGCACTGAATTAAAACTTAACGCTCAGGCAGAACTAGAGTTCTACGACAGTGATAGTAGTCATTATGTGGGTTTTAGAGCTCCATCTAGTATCACTAGCAACATTACATGGACATTGCCAGGAACCGACGGTACTGAAGATCAAGTATTATCCACTAACGGCGCAGGAACACTAAGTTGGTCAGATCCTGGCAGCGGCGGAGGTTCTGGATCTAGTTATCCAAACAGTACATTTAGTACACTTCCAGGCACCGAAGGTGATTTTGATCTAAGTTTCAACGTTGCACAAACCAGTCAAGAAACACCATTCGAAGCCGGCGGTACAGATGCATTTGGAGTAAACTTAGGTAGTGTATTCAGTTTAATGGATCCAGTTGGCAGTGTTGAAACTGCCAGTGAAACTGGACTGGATTTAGGAACATTATAATTAGATAAATATGGTATAGAGGAGTAAACAATGCCAACCGTATTACAATTTAGAAGAGGAACAACCTCGCAAAACAACAGCTTTACTGGAGCTGCTGGTGAATTGAGTATCGACACTGATAACGATAGTGTGCGTATTCATGATGGATCAACTGCAGGCGGTTTCGAAACAAGCGCCAAGGAGGCACAGTACGCCGACGTTGCAGAAAGATATCATGCTGACAGCGGGGACTACGGTCCTGGTGACTTATTGGTATTTGGTGGCGAAAACGAAGTTACTCTTAGCGCCGAAGCAACAAGCAAACGCATTGCTGGTATCGTAACTACAGATCCATATTGTGTGATGAATAGTCCTCATCGTCGTCCAGATTTAACAAATGAATGGCATCCAGCTATTGCATTACTAGGGCGAGTACCTGCAAAAGTAATTGGCACAGTTGAGCAAGGAGATCTAATGGTATCAAGTGATACACCTGGGCATGCAATGGCTTGGAAAGAAGAATACAATCCACCAGCAGGCAGTGTTGTTGGTAAAGCAGTACAAAGCAAAGACACTAACGAAGCCGGGGAAATTGAAATCGTCTGCGGTAGACTATGATACAGGAACGTTATCGTGCAGATTACGACGGTGAATTTATTATAATCCGTACAACTATAGTAAATGGTCGTAAACAACAAGAACGTGAATGGATTCCTAATCCTATTGAAAACAACTATATTAGTGCTAGAGCAGTAGTGATTGGCTCGGGAGATAGTAGAAATAATTTTCCAATACACAGATTGCAAGGACACAAAGGCGGTCTGTTAGGTAAGAAAAGATTACAATCATATGGCAGTGAAGGATGTTGGCGAGAACTGCAATGTGATTTTTATATTGATTCTACAAAAAATGAACAACAAGAAATCATTGAAAGCGGATATCATAATCGTGTATCAGTTTATACTAACGCAAAGCAGTGTGTGCAATATCCAGGTGAATTTTATATGATACCTTATAACCTTGGTTTTCTCAAAGATTCCACTGCGGCAATGTATATTGCTGCATTTGATGGGCACAAAGAAATTTATTGTGTTGGAGTCGATGGTACCGACGCAAACGGTGACTATAGTCATAAATCGGTTATTCAAGTTGCAGAGTTAATGAGAGCTTATAAAAACACTGTGTTTACATTTGTAAATGATAATGTAAATTTACACGAAGAGTGGCGTAAATGTAATAACTACAGACACATGAATTACCGAACTTTCGTGTCTGCTTGTGATGTATAAAGTTGTCTAGCGGTTTCTATCTTATCTAACACATGTTGAAGATTTACAGTAGCCCATAGTCCTGGGTGCAACGGCTTAGGTAGTACACCTCTTTTGATCCAAGTATATCCCAAGTGTTCGTGATTCAGTTGCGGATGGAACTCGTTTTCTAAATAACAAAAAAATGTGTGATAACAAAAATGTGTATCTGCACTGGTAAACTTTTCCACTGGTACTAGCTTTACTATATCGGGCATAGAACCTAATTCTTCCTGGCACTCTCTTTCGATTGCGTCGAGTAATGTCTCTGCTTTTTCGACCTTGCCCCCTGGCAATCCCCAAGTACCCACGTGTTTGTCGTCGGCTCTCATGAGATAAAGATAACTGTCTGTGGTGCTAGCGTAAAACCAAACACCAACAGCATTTATAGTACGAGACTCCACTCTCCCCCCGGGTATAGTCCTTCATAGCTCTTGAGCCACTGGTCGTTTGCCCACCTGTATTGTATACTGGTAGTTAAGTTAGTTACATACTCTACGTCGCTACTTGCATCAGCCTCGAATACAACATTCCAACTTGTACCGTCGTATTCAACTATATCATTTGCATTTGCTACTAAACCTTCCCATGCAACTGGATTATTGTCAACTGAATCATCTGACTCGTCGTCACTGCCTGTGCCTTTAATGAACAGATATCTTTGTCCGATGGATGCAGCATCTAAGCCAGCGCCTGGGCCTTTTCTCAAAGGATCAACTACTGCATTTATAGGATCGAGTGTGTTGCTTGGGATGGTGTCTTCATCGACAGTAAACAAAAGATAACGATCGTCACTTGGATGGAAAGCAACTGTGCCTACTATTTCTGAATTATCGTACTCATTTACAAGTCTAATTTGACTTATTCCATTGCGTAAATCACCATACAAATCAACTACTGTACGCCACATAAGATTACTAGGAGAAGCATTTGGAGAATTTAAATTTCCTTTGTTTAAATCTACTTCTTCGTGCTCTAAGACCTGTAGCTGATTGCCGATTAATAAAACTTGGTAGTTATAAGGTGTCATTTTCTGTCTTGTACCTAATAACAAATCGTTGTCTTGTATAGCATTGTGCAAGTCCCCATTGCCGTCATACATACTGGCAATAATTTTTTGTACTACTCCTAATTTTTTAATCTTAGCAGGAGGGCTTATCCAGATTGGCATACTAAATGCTAAACTAGATATATCAATATCATCTTCGGTACCTTGCGGAATACTACGTGAGCTCCAGTTAGTTCTTTCTAAATATACTACACTTAAACTAGTCCAATCTAAGAAATTATCTGTGCTTTGTATTTCTAGTGCTGGGTTAAACAATGTTAGCACTTGTTCGAGTAATTGTAATTTTTGATTAGTGTTGCTAGTCCAAATATCTAGTGTAACTTCCAAGTTATATGGCACAGGCATCAAACGTTCTACTGTAAATGCTTGTGCTTGCGTAGTATCGTAACTTTGAGTATCGTCGTCCCAAACACGTTGTCTAATACTTTTCTTGTCTACAAAATAAGGTTCTTGTATTCTGTCTCTAGCATAGTTAAGCCCAGTGACATAAAATGTCATCAGCGGAGTTGCTGGCATACTATTTTTGCTGTTATTTTGCATAATTGTAGATGCTTGTCTACTTGCATCTCCATAACGTACTGGCACTCTATAAAGAGATCTGTCCCCAGCATCGTCTGTTCCGTACTCAACTTCAAAGTTGCTGAATATTCTAGTAAATTGTAACAAGAATCGACGTATCTGTTCGTCGTAATAAAAGTTTGCCATTAATTATCTGCCTCTGGCTTGAGCAAGTTGCTCAAACTCTGTCTACTGTCAATCTCGCCTCGGTCAACTGTATCAACAGTGCCTGTGTTGTTAACAAAACTACCACGTAGCGTATTGTCTTCTGATGCGCCAATATTAGTTCTTACACCATCTTCTACTTTCACCCAGTTATTGCCGTCATATCTAAACAATCTATTGGGGAAGTAGTCCAGTCGTAAAGCATAATCACCTGTATCAGGATAAAGAGGAAAACTTACACCTGGTGTTACAGGCAATCCGTTAGGAGCAACTGCATCTCCTGTGAGATAACCCAGTGTGTATCCTTCTGCTCTTGGGGTAACATTATCGTCCTCTGCTGAATCATCTGTTGCAGGATTACCTGGAGTACCATCTGCATTAGTACTTACAATATAAAATTTACTTGTATCATAACCACTTAGTGGTAATTCGAATTCTGCCTGACTTAGAATAGCATCGTTGATTTCTGTATCTTTGGTCTTGGTTGTAATTGTATCTAATCCACTTGCTGGGCTGTATACACTCCAATAAGACGTGTTTGTGATTTCTACACCAGGATCAACATCAGTAATTGCTTGATAGTACGTTGCACCATCAAGTACAATGCTTCCGCTTGGGTAGTAGTTGCCATTGTCCCATATGTTTTCATTTTGGAAAGGTTGATCCAATATATCTTTGTATTCTTGTGCACCTACCAATGGAGTTGCCTTAATACGCCACAAGTGTGGCAACCAGGTTTGACTGAATCCTTCGCTGGCAAATGATGCATCTTGGACAACATAGTACTTAGGCAGAGCTTTTGTTATATCGTCATCTAATGGATGATAATCTTTTAAATTAGGTAATTCAAGGACGTCGCCTGCCATCAATTTACGTCCAATTGTATCAATCATTGCATTGTAATGGAAAGTAATAAAAAGTGTATCGTTGTTTAAGAACAATCCAAATTGTGTTAAATCAAAATCAACATCTTGCTGATTATAAACTCCACGCATGGTGTAAACATCTTCGCTATAACTGCGATCTCTGTTTTCTAGTAGAAATAAATCTTCGATAAAAAGTGGATTTTCTTCGCTATATGCAGGTTGTGTGGTATCTTGCGTTCCGCCATTGATACTACTTGAATCGTCGCCGCTTGGTTTAGGTCCAAGGTATTTGTGGAGATACATGTCAACACCGCCAACCTGATACATTTCTGCAACAGTGCGGTCGATAAACTTGTAATCGTTTGTACGATTAGGGCGATAAAGTGACAGTCTTGGCATTAAATTTTCCTCAACTGTATTTATCGCCCTAATTGGTTAGGAGTAAATGGTTTTGCGTACCTTGCGTACCAATAGCACAAATCCAATGCCTGCACAACATGTTGCAAGCAAGGTTGCTTGTAATGGAACTTCAAAGAACATCATAAATCCAACAACAATTGTAAACTGGATCCAAGTGTAAAACATCAACCCATCTAGAAATGCTTCTTTCATTACTTGCTCCACTCCCATGCGCCTGCACCAATATAGCGTGATTTCTTATAGCCACGTTTTTCCATTTCGGGATCAACGTACCGTTCCTGCACATCTGCACCTGCATATTCGAATCGTTTGCCTGGATTCTCAGATTGAAACTTACGTTTTGCATTTTGCATAGCGTAATAACTATCGTACCTGCTCATACACGCACCATCTTCAGTACCGTGTCTGGGCGACGACGGTTTTGATACTCATATGCTTCCTGCTTGTCGACGGTGTTGAATACAACATTACCGTCCTTATCAACTAACCAAAAACGGATCATGCCGCTACCTCCAAGTCATCGTATGCTTCAACAAACTCCTCTTCAGGAGCACTGTCATTGAGCTCCGCCAAGCGAGGCTCAATATACTTCTCCATGCTGTAAGGAAGATGCAGTACGAAACAAACGTACCCAGCGTCATACTCGCCACGGAATTCGTCCAGCATGTAACGAATTGCACTATCACGGTCACAACCGCAAATATCACGCACACGGCGGATATTTGCACGGAACTCTAAGATAGCCTCAGCATCACAGCGACGTTCATGAGCTTCTTGCTCAATAGCAGCCTCATCGAGACGGACCGCCTCTGCTTCGAGCTCCGCATAGCTCATAGCATCGAAGTTGTAAAAACGACCCTTAACGCCATAAGCATCCTTGTGACGATAGTAAATGTAGTCACAAAGTTGTTCGCGAGTTGGGATAATTGCTTTGGTATTCATAACGTCTAGCTCCGTTTTGTTAACCTATACATATATAATAGCACAACTAGCCTACAGGTCAACCTTTTTTTGCATTTTGGCTAGAAAA